ACTACAAATTTAAAAAATTTTTATTTTAAAAAAGGTTTTTTTATATAGTATAGAAAATTTGAGCGTTTTACTAACTTAGACCTAAAAAAATAGAAGGATTAAATCCTTCTATTAGTTGTGTCGTGTTTATAATCATTTTCAACCTGGTAACTAGCACGATTACTACGTGGCATGGGTTGATTAACATAGTTTTCCATTTTAGAACTAAATAGAGTTTGTGGTCTAATATACATTTCCATATTAGTCCCACCCCACTCAGCTATTTTTACATCGATCACATATTTAAAGTCCTCTATAGTATACCCTTCTTTTAGACGAGCGGAGATGTATTTGACAGTATTTTTAGCATCATGTTTATATTTAGTTCCTGCTCGTTCATTTAAGTAATTTATAATTTCCTCTATTAGTTTACTTTGTATAGTTGGTACACTACTTTTAGTAGTAAATCCTGGTAATGCCATTATTTCACCCTCTTTACTCTTAAAGTTTTATATTGTCGCTCTTTGAATGCTGGTGCTATGTCATCTGTACTTATTATCCCACCATACATTAATTCCTCTAATTTATCTTCATCTACAGTATAAGTTTTAATTAGACAGTCCATTATTTCAGGTTTTTCTTGTGCCATATTTAATAATATTTGGATAAGTGTATCATCATCTAATTCACTTTTAGTATTAGTAGTATAAGAAACTTTTATGCCATCATATTCTCCTTTAGTAATACCTTGTTCATCTAACATCATTTTGGTGCTCTTAATTAAGTCATTTTCACGTTCTTTATTCTTTTTATTGAGTTCTTTTATCTCAGCTAACTCACTTAATAAAACCCTTAATTCCTTCATTTTTTAGCCTCCTTAAGTAATTAATCTATGAACCCCATAAAACCTATTTTAGATAGGTTTTAGGAGCTTATATCCCTATATAAAGTATAGAATTTATCTATTGTTTACTAAGTTGCCGTTGTATTTATCACTGACATTTTTCATAGTCCCTCTTTTATTGGTTTTCATGAACTCTTGGAATGTGTCAATGTCATGTGCTGCAAAATATTTAGCGTGTTGTTGTCCTAATGTTATGTAGTTTGGTAATCTACGTTGTTCTGCAGGCAGCATTTCTTCATATTCATACCATCTTAAAATGGTAGCTTTTGTTCTACCAATAATGGCTCCAATCTCAGTAAGGCTATAATACATATTTCCATCTATTATTTTCATATTTATCCCTCCATTATATCTTTAAATAATTTTTTATTATCCACTACCTCACTTGATAGTGCTTGTTTGCTATTAACTATTTTATGTACTTTTTCGTCAATAGTGTCCTTACATAATAAGGTAATAATATTTACTGTACCCTTTGTTCCTATTCTGTGGCATCTATCCTCAGCTTGTTGTTTATCTGCACTCGTCCAAGGCTCATCTAAAAATATTACTGTATTAGCTTCATTAAGAGTAAAACCTGTGCCTAAACACCCTATTGTACCTAATATAACCTTACATTTAGGGTTTTTCTTGAACTCATTGAGTAATTTATCCTTGTCCTTGACCTCGGACGTTATACAGGCTGGATTATACTTTTGTAGTAGTTTGGCGGCGGGTTCTATCACTTTTGCCCAGTTACTAAAAATAATAACTTTACCTCCATTATTAACTACTTCCTCAACTAATTCTTCCATACGTTTATACTTAACATTGCTTACTTTATGTGTAGTCAGAATATCTGGATTACCTGTAACTTGTCTCAAACGTGTTAGAGCAGTTAATGGATTCGGTAATAGAAGTATTTTATCAATATTGTCTTGTATAGTTTGTTCTACTTCTTTATATAACTTAGTTTGTATTTTATCCATTTCTAACAATTCATTAGTGTATATTTTAGGTGGTAAGTCTAATACATCTTCTTTTTTACGTCTTAACATATATTTGTCTAGTCTACTTTGTAATTCATCCAGATGTTTATATCCAACTATTTGGTATCCTCCAAATCCACCCATGATACAATAGTGATTCTTAAATTGAGTTAAACTATGGTTTTCTACTTCTAGCCATTTTAATACATTGTATAAATCTATAGCAGCATTCATTATCGGCGTTCCTGTGAGTGCTAACTTATAGTATGAGCAGCAACAATGAATGGCCTTACCTTGAATACTTGTAGAGTTCTTACACTTATGTATTTCATCAATAATAGTCATACCTATTACACCACACGTACAAAGTATTTTTATATATTCCTGTATTTTAGTGTCACGCAGTGTTTCAATATTAGTAACCAGGAAAAATTCCTCATGTTTATTTTGTAGATCTAATAACCTATCATGCACACTGCCAATTTTACCATCCTTAAATCCTAATATATGAGCACGTTCATTAGTATGAACTGCTACTTCATTTACCCAGTTCCATTTTAATTCATTTACCCCACACACGATTAAACAATGTTTCATCTGTTCTTTTTTACTTACTGCTATGTCCAAGGCTTGCTTCGTTTTTCCAAGGCCTTGTTCATCTGCAAGTAGAAATTTAGTATGGTCTCTGGAATATAAAAAACTATCCATCTGATAACTATATGGTGTAGTTTTACTTTTATATTCAGCCAGTGGTTTATCGTAGTTGTCCAGTAACTTTAAATAATTCTCAAATTCTTTGGGTATTTTACCGACTATATCAATATTACAATCCCTGCATTTATCTAATATAGTCTTAAATGCCCCTTTTGGAAGTTCCCACATATTCTTATTTTTATGGTAGTAACAGTTGAAGGATCTAATTACATCTAAATACTCCAACTCATTGCCAATCATTTTTATATATAAGGAACTGCCTCTAAACTTTATACCTTTGTCTATTTTTATCCTCATAATGTACCTCCTATCTAACAACCCCCCTTTGTATTTTATATTTATATTATACAACAACTTATATAATTATTCAACTATTTTTCAATAAAAAAATTCCCACATATATTATGTAGGAATTTTATCTATCTATGCATATCTAACAAATTCTAAATATTTTTTATTTACCCAGTAGCCGGCTTTGCCTTTACACCAAGTACCGCCATCAACTTCTTTTTCTTCTACTATTGTTATTGCTACACCTTTATTTATTACATCTACTACGTCGTATTTTACTCCAGGTCCTTTTCTACAATTAAGATCGTCAGTGGTACAACGTGCTATATATTGTTTAAATTCTTTAGGTTTTTCTTCTTTATGTTCTTCTTCCTTTTTACCATTTACATAATTCTTAACATCTTTGATGAAGTGAGCAAATCCATCAACAGAGCAGCCATGACCCCAAAACGCAGTACCGGGACAAGTTTTAGCACTTCTACTAGAGTTATATTTTCCTAAGTATGCTCCACTAGCAGTAAACCAGCAATGTGGTCTTATATGAGTTGTATTTACAGGTATATCAAATCTTTTACACAACTCTCCATAAAGATATATTACTGCTTTCTTTTGTGCAGCAGTCATTTTATCATGACCTTTATCAAAGCATCCATATATTTCTATGCAGATAGCATTTGTATTCCAACCCCTAATACCAATTGGAGTTGAATTAAGATTTCTACCAGTTGTTATTTTTCCATCTGGGAAAACATTGAAGTGTTGAGCAATATAATGACCATGTCCATCACTACTATGCCATTTACTTTTACCATAACTGTCCAAGGACTCAGTTCTACCAAAATGAGGCTCGGAAAAGACCTTTTTATCGGTCTTTTCCCATGTACTGTAGCTAGGCATATCCATATGATGTACTTGTAATTTTGTTATTGTTCTACTTACGTGTTGTTTTGCTAACCAATTTTTAACATCTTTAGCGCTTTCTAATAATGTAAAACCGTTTTTAGTTTTCATTATCTACCACCTCTCCTTACTATGTTACATAGATTATGCATTTAACATAGCCATTAATTCTTCGTATTGTTCTTTAGTTAATTGGTCATTTGCGTAAAGTATAGAGATTTTTTCAGCCATTGATTCTTTACTTTCATAGTTTTCTCTTTGTATCATTCTTTTTAAGCATTTATATAGCATATTAATTCACCTCCTCTATAAGGAACATTAAGTCTACATATTGTTCACTTGTTATTTTGTCAGCACTGTATAGTAAACTTAGTTTCTCTGTAATATCTTTTTTACTAATATAGTTATGTCGTTTTATTGCTCTTAGTAAAACTTCATATAACATATACACACCTCCTACATCAACATCATTTCCATAGTAGCTACTTGAGTTGCCATATCTATTATCATAGAGTCTTGTTGGTCAGATATATCACTTACTGTGTTAACTGCGTCAGTTAATGGTGTTGCATAAGTATAGTTTATTGTACTTGTTACTGGTATATTACTATTGTATATAATAGTAGTATCTTTAAATATTTCAACAAATAATTTTAAGTCAAAATATTCTACTTCTTCATATGTTGGTTCTGCTAGTTGATTTTGTACAAAGACATTATTATCATTTAGCCATTGTCTAAGTCCTACTACATCAACAGTAGTTAGTCTATTTCTTGAAATCGTAATATATACAGTATCAGTAGCCCAAGCAATTCTATCTATATTCCCTGCACTTTTTCCTATAAATTTATCGCATATAATTAAATTAGCTTCGTTTGTCACAAATGGTTTACCTACATTACATCTAAATTCTATTACATTTTTATCCTTATCATTATGTATCAACCAGTGTTCATTATCTGCACCTGTTAATAGTTTTTGTCTAATATTTCTCTCCGCCACTACTTTATCTTCTTTTACATATACTTTATCTTTTACATTTCCTACTCCTCTTAATGGTTCTTTAATGTAGAATGTTATGTTATTTTCTTTATATGGTTCATATTCTGTAGCTTTAGCTCCTCGTTCTATTTGTATTTTATTTAAATCATCTGTACTATTTAAATTAAATATCATATAGTACGCATTAGAAGGAGTTGTAAAAATTGTATTTACGGTACCAGTACTTCTTATAGGTTCTTTGTTTATATCATAATAAGCATGGTATTTAATATCTGTTCCACTTATAGTATATTGTGTATTAGGTTTTACAGGTACAAAGTCGCTTATATTATAATTTGGATGATTTGTAATATTAAAATTGTTAGTATTAGTGTCACAGTTTTGATATTTTCCTTTAATTACAGTATCTTTATTAAATAAATTCTTACCTACTGCTTTTACAGTTACTTTATATTTGCCATAATTTTTATCTTGTTCATCTGTAACTAGTTCTTGCTCAAATGTACTTTCCATGCCTTTAAAGAATGCAGGAATAGGTGGATTTCCAGTAATATAATCACCTTCTAATACAAGTACTTTATTCATTTTAGTAATACTAGTAGTATCTTTATCATAAAATCTTAATACACTATCACCTATACTAGCTTTAGTTACTACACTGCTCAAACCATTATTGGAAGATACAGTATAAGTAGTATTAGGTTTTAGTATACAATTAAAACCACTATTTCTAATTACCATATTACACGGTATTATAGAATTATTAGATATATGAGTTGTACCTGAGTATACTTCAAAAGAATTATATTCTATTGGTTCATATGTTGGTGTAGTTGCTTTAGTAATAATTTCCATTGGATTGTCAGTAAAATATTTTATTAATCCTTTAAAATCTAAAGTTTGTAATTTTGTCTTTTGTATAGTTATAAAAAATTCGTCCATAGTATTACTACTAGTAATATTTATAGCTTCTTTATTAGTTAATAATTCTTCAAAGTTAATTATTCTATCATTAGTATAAGCAAATCTATCACACATTATAGGAGGTTGTATTCCTGTATTAGATAATCTAAAACCAATAACATCTGGGAATTCAGCTTTTTGATATACGTCTGTTCTACTATATTTTAAATCCTTAAATTGTACTGCCATACAATTTCTCTCTATATACCATTTACCATCTATTATTACATATTTATCCTTAACTCCATTTGGAAGTCCTCTAAGTGGCTCGTGTGTCATAGTTTGCTTATTAGATAATGTATTATCATTATTACTACTTACTACTTCTAAATCTTCACATTCACCAACACTTTTCATTCCTTTAAAATATCCAAAAGTTTGCTCTACTTTAGGTGTTACTACTATATTAGACATATTAAAACCTATGCCATTTGTCCATAAATAATTAGTATTTATTTTATCACTGGTAGTTATAGTAAACTTATTAACACCCTTTACTATATTTAACTTCCATAATGTGTCATAATCATTCATAGCAAGTGCATTTAATATTCCATTATTATCACTTTCAAATTGAATTGTATATTCAGTTGAAGGATATAAATATTTTAAACCTGTACCCCAACTTCTAAAATCAACTTTCTCAATAGGTACTATACTATCTACATCTAAATGTCCATTTACATAACTATCACATAATATTGAATCATTACTTATAGTTTCATATGTTGGTTTAGCTAATGGATATACTATTGTTGTAGGTGTATTTTTTAATTTATTTTTAAATTTTTCAATAGTATCATAATTAGATGCTAACTCTCTTATATATATAGCTTTGTTTGTAGCAGGCAAACATCCAGTAGTCTTAGCATTTGATATATTATTATTATCAATCACATAATTAGATACTAACCATGCTTCACTATTTGTTCCGAAATCATCCCCAATTGCTAGAGGTAACTTATTGTTTACTAGATGAAATAAAAAATTCACAATGCCATTTGCATTAATACTTTGAATAGTATAATTTTCATCATCACTACCATCTAATACAACACTTTTATATCTATGAACATGAGTTGCTTTACCATTTACATCTTCTATAGTATCTCCTTCTAATAATGGTGAATTTAAATAAAATGTTTTAGTGTATTCTTTATATGGTTCATAAGTTGTTGCAGTAGTACCTTCTTCAATTTGAATATTTTTTCTAGTTACGGGTTTATTTGAAACAGTTGTACTATATGAAATTCTATAATATTTGGCATTATTAGGTGATAGATATGTATGATTATACTCACCATTTGTTTGGTAATAATCCATATTTATAAATTTTAAATTATCATCATACCAAGCTATTTTAAATTGATAATAACTTGTGTCATCACTTACGTAACTCAAAGTATAATTTGTATTTGGTAATATACTATTATAGTCACTTATTACCCATGCATCACTAGTTATTACATTTCCATCATTACTCATATTACCAGAATTAATTGGTTTACTTTTATCAAATTTATTCTTACCAGTAACTTTATAGTCTACTTTATATTTACCATTATTTGCATCCTTTTCGTCTGTAATTAATTTATCTTCAAAACTACTTTGCATTCCTTCAAGGTAAGGTAAATTATTATCACACCATTTTTGCTCAGGTTCCTTACCGGCTCCAAATAATTGTGTTAAATTATAAATAACATAATCATGTATAGTATATTTACACACTGGGCTACCTTCCGGTACATCTTCGGGTATTGGTGCATACATACCAATTGATAACATCATATATTTTTGGTCTGCACGGGCTTGTTCGTGTTCTCTTATAGTACTAGCTTCTTCTATTTTTCCTACTGTACAGTCCATAAACAATTTAACAGGTGTCCTATACCCTCCCGGGTAGTGTGTAAAAATGTTAACTTCTTGTGAAGTTGTGTTTAATTCATCTACTGTAAACTTTATTCTAAAATAAAGTTTATCTTTAACAGTTGTATTTAAGGTACTTATAGATTTATATTGATATTGTCCATTTACAGTAAATTGCTTACCTTTATTTATACTTGATTTTTGGTAACTTACTAAAGTATTACCATTTAATACAGGTCTACATTTACCATCATATTCACCTTGTAATGCCACATGATTTCCAGTAGTTACTTCGTAACTTTTAGTTATTGCCACTGGGTCTTCTTGGTCACATACATTAACCATAGTATTACCTTCTAATGCTACGTCTACTTTACCTCCGTCTACACCTTCTGTAGTAGTAACAGTACCATAACCACTAGTATCTATATTTCCATTAAGTATTAATTCTTTGTCAGTATCTTTATTACAGTTAACTAAAGTGTTACCTTTTAACTCGTCTACTGTAGCAAACCCTTGTTTACTATTTTGTAAGAAAACACTATTACCTACTTCATCATCAAGTGTAATACGTTCACTGTGTGACTCTGCAAATAAACATTTTAAGTCCATGTCTTGTTTTTTATTTTTAGCTTCAACATCATTAAGTCTACTATCTTGTTGGTCATTTTTAATTTCTATGGCATCCAGTCTATTATTTTGCTCAACATTAACTGCTTCTATTGCAGTCATTCTGTTCTCGTGTTCTTCATCTTTATCATTTAATTCTAAAATAGCAGTTATAAAAGATTGGCTATTATAGTCTAAGGCCTCAAGTCTTTCATCTTGTATTTTATCATTTTCTACTACAGTATTAATAGTTTTATTTTGTTCTGCTATGGCGTCACTAATAACTTTGTTTTGTGCTTGGTTATTAGCTGCTATTGTATCATTTTGGTCTTGTACTGCTGCATCAAGTTTATCATTTAATGCTTTAGTACTTGCTTGGATATTTTTATTTTGTAAGTCTATAGCCTTATCAATTTTAGTATCTTGTTGTGTTATTTTATTGTTTATTTGTTTGTCTTTTTCAGTTTTATAAGTGTCTATGGTAGTTTCCATACCTTTAATAGCAGTATTTATTTGTGTATCCTTTTGTGTTTTATAATTATCTAATTCTTTATTTTTCTCAGTTTGATAGTTAGTAATATTAGTTCTCATTTGTTGCACTGCACTGTCAACTTCTTGTACTTTGCCATCAAAACTATCTATTTTTTCTTGCATAGTATTTATGTCAGTTGTTACTGTTTGTCTTAAGTCTGTATAATCTTTAACACGTGCTTTTTCAGCAGCTACTCTAGCTACCTCGTTTGCTCTACGTTCTTCCTCGTATTTATCTATGTCTTGTAATTTGTTCAATAATGTTATAATTATTGGATATTGTGGTGTTTCAGTAACCACGTCTAAATCATTATAAATAGATTTTTTAACTCTATAACTAAACTTAGCTGACTGTACAACATGGTCATTTTTATCAATAGTTAATAACTCACATTTATAGCGTCCTATGTTTTTAGTAAGTTCTTGATTTAACTCTATTTGAAAAAGAGCCTTCTCCTTACTAATTAATTCTATATTCTCTACGTCTTGTATCTCATTAGTAGGTTTTAATACGTGAAGAACTAATTTATATTGGTCTGCATCGGGTATATTTACCGCTTTGCCATTTTCAACAGTTACTAAGTTTACGAATAAATTTGCAGTATATTTGTCATAAATATAATAATTTAGTTCTGGAACTGTAACTTTAGATGTTTTGGGGTTTAATACTATTAAATAATCCCTATTAATATTATACATTTTTTTTACACCTCTCCTTCACTCTAATACAATAGAGTAGTTATTTAATAATTATTTGTGGCTTATTCCGTCTAAGCCTTTTGTTGAGTTATCATTCCATATTCCTAGGAATGCAGTAATGACGGCTATTACAGATACTGGATTGTCTACGATATTTAATAACGCTTGACCTAATAATTGCCAACTTGTAAGTTGATTAAAATCCACTCCACTCGCACTGAATATAAGTGCCACTACAGATAAATAAAAATATGGATTTTTAAGTTTTGGATGATCAAATAAATATTGTTTCATATTAACACCTCCTATAATATAATATTAGTAATTATTGTTAACACAACACTGAATATAGCGAGTGCTACAGAAGTCCATAAGGCTCTGTTGGTTTTCTCTTTTTCTACCAAACTATCACGTACAAAATCTTCTAAAGAGTTACTTCGCTTTTCTAAACTTTTTATTACTCGTTCCTGTTCTCTAGTTTGTGCTTCAATTAAGTCCAGTCTACTTGCTAGCCTCTGTTCATTAATATTGTCTAATTTTGCGTTAATTGTTGCCACATCTTCAATTAATTTTAGTAATAATTCTTGCACCTTCTCATCACTCATACATTCACCTACTTTTTAGGTGGCTCCTTTAATTCAGCTAATTCCTTTTTAAGCTGCTCCACCTGTTGTTTATATATTTCACATTGTGCTTCCAACATCACCTTCTTTTCATTAGCGTCTGCTAATTCTCTTTTGTATGTTGTGCATATTGTGTTTAATAAGTTTAATGCATCCATTGTATTACCTCCTATATATCATGTTTCATATTGTATATTAGTTAAAAAAGGACTAGATTAAACTAGTCCTTTAAATTTTATTCTGTATAAGTAACCTTCATTGTCACACTACCACTACATACTGCATAGTTACTAGAATTGTAAGAAGATTGAATACCAAATCCTTTTACAGTTCCCTTAGAAATTGCATTAAGTATAGTACTATCAGTTATAGTTAATTTACCACTATCACCAACTGCAATTTTAACACTACCACAACTAGAACCATATGAAGGTTTTCCACTTGGTCTACTTGCATAGTTATGAGTTTTAACTACTATAGGAACTGCTGCATAAGAACCACCAGATATTCTCTTAATAGTAAGTTCAATCTTACGTATATTTTTACCTTTGAATTGATTAAACTGATTACCAAAGAACCAACAACCATTACAATCTCCGTAACCATAATCACCTTGTCTTGTAGTATTATCCTTCTTCCAGTTATTATATATACTACTTCTATATGTATCACCACTATTAGATTTTATAGTATTTACTTTTGTAGTTGATGTAGTAGGGGCTTTGCCGGGGTCTGTAGTTTGATTACCTCCAGCAAATGTTGCTTTTGCATGTTGTATAATTTGTCCCGGTAATGTTTGGGCAGTATTTGCAGTTAAACCGCCGCAGTGAGATGCATTGGCTATTGTGATAAATGCACCACTAGTAGTTTGAAATCCGTATTGACTGCATACACCGTCTGAACCTGCATCGTGTATTCTTGCACATCCACTACCTCTGTATCCTATTTCACAGTTAACTAATGTAGTATTTTTAATATACATTGAGGCAAAGGCATCCCCGATATAACCTACAATACTACTTTGTCCATCACTGTGTTTATTATCACTACCATAAACTTTAATGCTGTATGTATTGAGTGAACTACTTTCCTGCGATATAATACTACCAGTTCTACCAGCTACTGCACAGCCTGTGTCGGGGTGGACAACACCGGTTTGCCCTTCTTCTGCACCTGGCCAACCGCCATATACCCATAATTTGGCACTACTCATATAGTTTCTTATATATCCATATAATGTATTGCCATCTAAATACAATTTTATTTGTCCACTAGTATAATTTTGAAAGTCTGCATTTTCGGATATATCGCCACGCATCCATATACTTACGCATTTACCATTTAAGAATTTAGGTAAGGCATCTAATACTCCTGCAATTGTTTGATATACTGCGCCTTCTGCTAATTCAACATCATCACTACCTGAGTCAGGGTCTATTTCAATTTGTATGTCATCATCCAGTGTGCTTGGATATTGTGCATTGTTTATTTTATTGGCAGTTATAGTATCCGCAGTAAGTTCACCTTCTACAGAGAAACTATCTCCTATAACTTCACTACCTTGTATTTGTGCTCCAGTGATATTACCCTCACTATCAACACTAAAAGTATCATTTGCATTTCTAAAAGTACTACCTATAATAGTTGCTCCCGTAATAGTTTTACCATCAATAGCTCCGTCAACTATCATATCACCGTTTACTTTTACTTGTTTTGTTATTATGTTTAATGCGTCTTGTGTTAGTTGCATTGAACTTGAACTAGTACCTCTAACCCACCAAGAAAATCTATCGGCTAGTTGTTCATATTGTGTTTCAGTGGCCTTAATTACAGAACTTTTAGTAATAGCTGCCACAGGTATAGTTTTATTTACAGTGGTTTTTCCTTCAATATTAATAGTTATGTGTATTTCCCCAGCATTACCAGTTACTGTAAGGAGAGTAATAGTTTTATAATCACTCTCTAATTTTGCAGTACAGTTAGTTGTATCAGTTATAGTTACTTTATATTGACCTTTAGTGGGCGTTGTGTTAACCGCCACTAAAGGAGTAGTTCCACTATATATATTAATTTGAGTATTTTTACTTGTTTGTTCCACCACTACTTTATTAACAGTTGTGGTGAACGTATTACTATATATTTCACTCATTATTAATCACCCCCTATTTACCACGTATTGTACCATTACTTACTGTTAATATTATTTGTTTTGATACACCTGAGTGAGAAGTGGCAGTTATTGTTACTTCACCATTAGCACCTGCATAAGTACTACATAATCCACTATGAACCCAAACTAAACCTGAATCACTAGATTCCCATGTTAATGATTTATTAATGCAGTTGTCATTAAAAGTAGGTCTTACCATACAGTTATGTGAACTATCATTAGCATCCATAGCAGCTAATGTGAAATCACTAGAATTTTCAACTAGATTATCAGTACTTAATGGATAATATTTTACCCAGTCTACATATTGTGTAATTTCTGTAGTATTACTATCAGGAGTACCTCCACTAGCACCAATTGCCTGGTTAAGCAGTATGAAGTGAGGTATATGGAATGCCCTGTTATCAGTAGCATTTGTTCTACTTAACTCATGACCATCTATAGAGAAAATTAAACTACCATCTGTTTTCCATTCCATTGCGAATTCATGCCAGTCACCAGTTGGATAATCATTATACCATACACGTCCACTTTCCTCTTTTTCATTAAAGAATGTACCACAAGTTAATTTTCCATTATAGAATTCCATTACGTCAAACTCACCACAATATGCCCACCATTCACCTAAAGTATCAGGATTACCATTTTCTTTATATCCAAATTCAAAACTATCTCCTAGAGTCCAAAATGCACCAAATGCACCATTATAATTACAAGCTCTAACTCTAGCAACTATCTTACCATACATGAAAGCAAAATGTCCTTTAGAGATTATAGATGCAGATGTCCAAGAACCATCACTAGCTTTTAAACCTCTTAAAGCTAATATACCATCATTAACTACTGCGTTTGTATTTGTATATTTTTGAGTTTCACCATTTCTTACATAACCTAATTCATATGACCACTTATTTGAATCTATTGTATTGCTTGAGAAATCATCTATTACATAAGCTCCAGTAGAATCTAGTAAATCAGAAGGATTTGGGTTAGGAGTAGGAGTGCCACTTTCTTTTATTGTTGCAGTAAGTTGTCCTTTATTACCTGTACCACATAGTCTAACATAAGACGCTCCCGAAGGGACTGTAAATGAAGTTGATAATGAACCAACTGACCATTCAGGCGTATTAGCTTCTACAAAACCACCGTTATTACCTAAATAAGTATCGCTACTATTATAGAAACATATACACACATAATTTACAGGACTTATATCAAGTACATATGTTTTACCACTAGTTACTGCTATCTTATTAACTGTAGTGTAGTATGTGTCATCAGTTGTATCAACGATTACCCCATTATCAATTCTTTTATATTGTGTGAAAGTGATTGGGTCAGGAGTTGCACTACTTGTTAATGTAACTTTGAATACATTACTTGTCTTAGTTGTACCCTTAGCAGTTGTGACTCTTATAACCATACTATAATTTCCTGCACTACCTTTGTTATCGTGTTTAAATTTATGGTTATTCCCATTAGAAGTAACTTCACTAGTTTTATCATAGAATGTATTTCCTCCGTCCCAAGATATTTCGTGTTTTACTACTGCTATATTTGTAGTATATTGAATATAAAATTCTGTTTTTTCAGTTTGTGTTATATTTGATATATTACTTATAGTTAATGTTTCAGGTGGAGTACTTTGTTCGATAGCTTTAGCAGTTATTACTATATTTCCAGTAACTTTACTAATAGTTATAGTATCACCACTTACTACACTACTTGTTATATCTGTACCACCCATAGTAACTTTTATAGTTGATAAATTATATCCACTATCAGGAGTTATAGTAGCAACATACATCCTATTAGCTTTTATAGAGTTAAGAGTATTACTAGTAGTACAATTAGTTAAATTATTAGTTATTGTATAAGTAGTAGGAGTAGTTCCTTCACCACTTTCAGTGTACACACATTTTAATTTACATTTATCATATGTACCATTACTCCAGTCATTAATATTAAAAACGGCGCTAGACTTAGTAAATGAAGTAGCACTTATATAAGTACTACCTCCATCCTTACTAATTAATATATCTGAAATATTGGTTGCGTCCGTTGTAAAATTGACTGTTAATGTATCCTCAGTTGTACTGGGATTACTTGGAACTGTTATACTTGCCATTTTATTACCTCCTTAATCGCATGTAGTTACTAAACACTCTTTACTAAGTATTATAGTGTAACCATCTAAATTTTGAATTGATTGTTTTACTTCATCCAATCCTACTTTTGTTGCATAAGTATCGCTCACTGTCATTTTAAACCCATCCAATGATTGTTCTAATTTGGACTGTTTACTAGTTACGTCTTTTACTTGTTCTGCCACTTGTTCTAATGTTGGTGTTGTATAAGTAGTTTGTGAAGGGTTTTCCCATGTTAATTTATATCTCAACCATAAGTATTTACCTTGTGTTACAGGTGGCATATCTTCAACCCAACTACCACCGGCTTGGGCTGTTTTGCTAGTGGATAGATACCACTGTGGAACTGAACTGACTAGAGATTGTCCCTTATCTCCTTGTTCCCCATTATCCCCTCTAAACTTACTCCATGTGTAGTCAGTTTTATTATTACTTTCAGTAGGTGTTGTTTTATTTATTGCTATACCTATATATTTTGTTGTATCTTTTGGCGCATCATATAATCCTGTTCCGTCTGCATTATCACTATATTTAATCCAAGTGTAATAAGTTTTACCATCTTTACCATTTTCACCTTTTACACCTGTATCACCCTTGTCTCCTTTAATGAGACTCCATGTATAATCGGAAGGTGTATTACTTTCAGTAGCAGTTGTTTTATTATAAGCAAAACCTATATAAGTTTTACCTGTTGGGTCATTACTAATACCACTACCCTCTATAGTGTCAGCATATCTAATCCATGTAAAGTAAGTCTTACCATCTTTACCTGGAGTTCCTGGTATACCTTGATCACCCTTATCACCTTTTGCACCTTGTTCACCTTTTATTTTACTCCATGTGTATGCAGCAACAGACTCACTATCTTTATCATTTGTATCAGTGTAAACGCCTATATATGCTCCAGGAGTTTCACCTTTATTTGCAGTAAAAGTTTTACCCCCATCATTACTATATTTTATGTGTAAATAATAAGTTTTCCCGTTTGTACCATCAGTTCCAGGGATACCTTGTTCACCTTGCATACCTTCAAATCTACTCCATGTATATGCCTTGTAATCCGCACTATCATTTGGGCTATAATCAACGTATGTGCCTATATAAGTACTTGGTGTTTCAGTCATTGGATTACCGTTTGCATTGGCACTGTATTTTATATGGAAATATGTTGTTTTACCGTCTTTACCTGAGGTACCGTCTTTACCAGGTGTTCCTGGTATACCTTGTTCACCTTGTTCGCCTTGTATACCCTGTATACCTTGTAAACCTTGGTCACCTTTTTCTCCTTTATCGCCTTTAGCTCCTTGAATACACACAGGAGTAGAATAAGTTATATTTCCATTACCGTAGGTGTATTTCATTCTTTGCCATATATATTTTCCTTGTTCCCATTTAGGAGTAGTTTCAACCCAACTTCCTCCTATTTGAGAAGTACTACTAGTAGATACGTAGTATTGTGTTGTAGTTGTTTTTAATGCTGATTCATATTTAGTTTCTAATTTTCCTATTGTAGTTGTATGTTTATCTACAGTGTCTTTTGTACTGTTATAAGCATCTTTTAACTGGATTACAGTTCCATCCTGTTTTGTGATAGTTGTATTACTAATAAGAGTAGATATTTGTCCTTGTGCTATACCTATATTAGTTGTATTGGTAGATACTTGCTCAATGACGCTGCTTAAATCTCCACCAATAGTAACATCTTTTATAGTTTCAACTGTCTTTTTAAGTTGGTTAAATGATACGTCCAGTGTTTGTTCTGTATCATCAAATTTAATATGACTAGCCTTTATAGTATTTGTATTATTATTTATACTACTAATAACACTACTAATATCTAATTTACCCCCACTTATATTAGCATTATCAGCTACTTTACTATCAACTATTAATCCATCTTTTATGGCATCACTTGATTGAATACCATTTTGGTTAATAAGTTGTCCTTTTCCGTCTGCCCCATATAGAACAAAGGTAAAATCACCTTTGGCGTCTTTTCCTATTTGAATACGTACCTTACCATCTTTATCTTTGAACTGTTGCAAGTTACCTTGTAATAACATACTTCCGTCTTGTGATTGTATTTGCACATTATTTGTATTAAGAATACCTGTATTAATTTTATTGGCACTAACAGTATCTATCATAGCGTCTTTTATTAATGCATTAGCTATAGTTACTTTATCACTTGTTAATACTAAGGAGTGGATATTATCCATAGTTAAGTTTCCACCTATTAATGTTTGTATCTGTGCTACTGTAGCTTTTAAATTTGTTATAGTTGCATTAATAGCATCTAAATTACCTACGTCTAAATTATCAATTTTAGCATTAACTGCCGTAAAGTTTTTAGTGGTAAGGTCTTTAAACTCACCATAATCTGCTTTTATCTTCTGTGCTTCCAATTCTACTACTTTTAGTTTGGGTACGCTTTCTCCATCTAATAATAAATTACCTTCATCATCTATATATAGCCATGGTGCTTTCCCATCTTTTGTAAGTGTCTCTAACAGTTCTTGTAGATTTTGTGGAATTTTAGTATCAGGGTCAGTTTGTAATACTTTTGTTTCAGGGTCACCACATAAATCAGTTATAGTTTGTTTAGCAGTTTCCATGTTGTTAGTTGCGTCTTGTAGTTCTGCACTCATCTCCTCTGTCATTTCTTCTGTACTTAATGCTTGCATTAATACACCGACAATTCTATCCATAGCCTCATTATAATCTTCTCCGGCTTGTTGAATATCACCTATTTTGGGATCCTCACATTCTTCGTCTTCTATACCTTCAACTTGCACATCAATTCTATCTTGGTCATCTTCTACAGTGTCAGGTACTTCATAATACGTATCATCTTCTGTAGTATCATCGGAAGCAGCTACAGTAGCTACTTCCGGTTCCTCTGCAAATTCTTCCATGTCATCATCTAGTGTTGGCCACACAATCATCTCACCGTCATCATCATACACGGGTCTATCAACATGCTCTTGTCCATCACCAATCATATTAATCCCTCCTATCCTATCATAAATCTACCTACAAATAATATATTTTTACTTGTAAGGTCCTTTACTTTTACTTTTCTAAATACACCATTGGTTAAATCGTTTGTGCACTCAAGTGCCACATAATCTCCGGCTTTGTCTTTTTCTATTACTATGGCAGTATGTGATATGGCCATAAATTCACCATTATTCTTACTGTCAGCATCCATAAATATTATATCTCCAATAGCTAAATTCTTAAATGTTTCCAAGTCCGCTACATCTACCACCCAGTTTTTCTGTACAAAATATTTTCCTATATTAGCTTCATTTCTAGTGCTTGGAATTGCCCAGCTAACATCACTATTTCTATTATTATTAGTTTTCTTTTCGTTGCCATATGGGGATTTTTCATAAGTCCAACCTGTTAAAACGTAGTTAAGAAAACAACTATCATCTATTTGATATTTATTGTTGACTTTCCATTTACTAATATTTTCGGCTGGATTCTCAAAGTCACAAGGAGTGGTACTATTATAACTGAACTTACTATTATTATTGTAGTAACTGTTGGCAATTTTAACCAAATCCTTAGAATATTTAAATAATGGTTGCGCATAATTACTACCTTTTTTCTTAGCACCGACACTTCCCAAATATGCTTTATCGCTAATAGTAGTATCTGGGTTATAATAAACTGATACAATATAAGTGGTGTTTGCTTTTGGTAATAATACCCCATTCTTACAGTCTACCCCTTCTAAATACACGCTGTCAGGTTGTATTAGTTTAAAACCTTTTGCGGCAGTGAAAACAATACGTGCATAGTAACTGTCATTATAGTTAGTGGATGAAGTTGCTGGGACCCTAAATTGTAGTTTTGTCAATGGTTTATTATAAGTATATACACGTTGACTATCTAACATCTTATTACTAGTTGCACTGTCGCTCTCCCATTCTGCTCCTTCTCCAAAGTATAATATCTTCTTCTTATATTCTTTGTAGTAAGTTTGAGTAGATGCTTTATCTTTCATTCTATATCCGTCAGTAGTAAGACTGCTAAGCCAGTAATATTTATCAGTGGCATCACACATATCCTTTGGTTTTCTTAAAAATATTACGTATCTTGTTTTATTACAGTAATCCAACATCATATTATTAAGTGAGTCTATTGCTTCATTCATTTGTTTATAATTACCTGATTGAGAACTTCTCAAACGAGCCTCCTCACATACAAATATAGGTTTCTTTGGATACTTTTTCAATAGTGCTTTTATAAGTGATTGATAATCTTCCACAACATTATCCACATTATCCCCTAGTGCAGGAACTCCGAAAGCTAACATTATATGACTAACACTCTTAGGATATGGAGTTTTGTCTGTAACACCATTTACAGTAATATTAGTAATAAGTTTTCCACCCTCTACAAAATCTTTAGGTGCTGCACTATTAAGTCCTTTAAATGTAACTTCATAAGTTGCCCCGTCATCATCGTCTACTATGTCTTTTGGAGGTGTTGGCTTAGTAGCTGATTGATTTTTAACTTTGGCTTCTTTATCAGCTCTCGCTAAGTCCCAAGGTCTTAGTATTATACCATGTGTGTACCAGTGAGTCATACTACCACGTGAGCTATATGTTATACTCATGTCTTCATATCTTATTGCTCTAGGCCATTTATGTCCTCCACTTGCATGAGCTATCATACGTTTACCTTTTACTTTTCCACAATACACAACTACGTGATGAGTACCAGCTTTAGCGTATTTACTATCTCCTCCAGATTTTGATGCCCAAGCAACAGTTACATTTGAAGGTACAGTAGCATTACTTAGCATTATTAAGTCCCCAGGTAATAATTCATTAATAGTGGTACTTGTTAATTTCTTTAATGTATATCCACTATATTTTGTAGCATATCTAACTAAAGAACCGTAAGCACAGTTAGCTCCACCATATTTGGCAGTTACACTTCTAAGTCCAGCATACAAGTAAGCACAACTACTAAGCGAACTACATACGTAGCAGTATGGATTTTTAATACCATGAATAGTTCCACTGACTCTAAATCTTTTACTGTCATCATATATACAAGCTCCTCCATAGTAAGTAGCTTTTTTATACTTTTGATGTAAGTCACAAATTTCTCTAGCTTTATTGACTATTTTTTTTCTTACATTTTCTGCTACACCCTTTTTAGTTGTAGTGTTGCCATCTATTTTCCATGTAGGCGCATTCTTAACACTTGCTGCCCTAGTCATATCAGATTCTGTTGATACTGCAGTAGCTTCGGCACTCTTATTTGATGTAGCGGGTTTTACTGCTCCATAACCTCTTTTCTTACCTTTTTCATCAATACAATATGGTAATTGACCATCTACTACCTTGTACCATCTAAGGTAATATTCAATATTAGTAGCAGTTCCGGCGTGTTTATTTTCTACATACCATTTTCTACCACCGGCCCATGCAGCAGTACCTTTCTCTAATTCTTTGAAATATAAAGATTGTACTTTTGAACTTTGCACTGTATATCCATATTTATTGACCCAAGATAAACCATTTTTCATTGCAACGTATCTACATATTAATAAGTCGCATCCATATAGACCAAAGTTATAACCAACCAATGCTGCAAATATGTTCCATTTAAAACGTTTTAATGATTTTCTAAGTTCATTGCAACCAAACATTACTTGGTTAGCTACGCCCTTATCTACTTTTATTCCGTTAATAGTACGTGTACCACAACTTTTAGGTTTCATATTACTGTAGCTTGGAGTAAAGTAGTCTTTACTTCCATCCTTAAATTCTATAGTTTGTTTTTTATTAAAATATGCTGCTCTTTCACATTGCATAAGCCCATAGCCGCCAGCACTTGATTTAGTAGCACAATATGGATTACCAGAAGATTCCGCATATATCATAGCATAAACTAGTTGTGGGTCAAGTCCAAATTTTTTACTATAATGTTCTACCATAACATATATTTTCCATGTATTAGATTTACTTCTCATATTTTTTAAATCGCTATATTTATCACTCCATTTCCCTAGTCCAAATCCTGCATAATAATCTACGGCTGCTTTGTATTGTTTTGCAGTTTTACTACTATCTTCTTTTTTATCAGGTTGTGGTTGAGTAGTAGGTGTTTTACCTTTTATTTCTCCACATTTGTATTTTATACAGTCATGAATTCTACTATCTCCTATCCATAATCCATTGTCTATTTTCTTTATATTTATTGCTCTATAATCTTCTGTGTCATCACTTATGTCGGTTGTATCATCACCAGGTTTGACTGGGTCTGGGACTACTTTATCTACATATTGTTTTAGAAGTTTATCAATTAATTTCTTATCAATACCTAATTGGTTTAAGTAATTTCTAATAGCAAGTAAATCACTAGCTGTTAATTTACCGTGTTTTTTAATGATATCCACAACATCATTAACTATATCATCTTTATTCAATGACTTCATCTTACTACGTATTTGTTTATAATTTCCTAGAGTTACACTATTTTTAGAACGGTCCGTAAAACTAATTTCAAATTTTGTAATACGTGCTTCCAATTGAATTGGAGGATTAAATTTTCTACTTACAACGTAGTTAGTATCACCAACATCAATTTCCTCATAGTCCCTTTCAGTCATATATATAGGAATTTCATAACTAAATTTAGTTTTGTTTAATTCCTTTAGTTTGGCATACCCCTCGTGTATTAATGTGTATATATCATCGGCATCACTTTTGTATTTCATTAATACATATTTACCACCATTATTAAGCATTTCATGGGCTTTCTCATCAAATATATAATTTTGTCCTAGTGGTTTATCTACTGGGTCTCCTTGTTCTTTTTCCCATTTTACATCACTAATAGTAAGCCCATTTTTACCTACTGGAATAATACCACTACAAAAGTTTGTAATATCTCCGGTACGTTTCATTCCATAACTATTTCTATCACTCTCAAATCTTTTATATCTTTTAGTACCTCTCTCACCATTAGCAAAACAATCTACATAAAAGTCAAATTTACCTCTTTTTATGTCCACTGGCACTGTTCTAAATTGCCACTCACATTCATATAAAATCGAAGTGGCATTTTGTATAACTGAATATACACTAGTAACTTCTGTAGCCTCTACCCTAAAGGCTTCCTCGTCTAATGATGGGCTTACATATCCTACTTTATAGTTAGTATCCATCAATATTGTTTGTAGTAGTTTTGTTGCATTTCCGTCCGCAACAAATTTATCTACATAACTATTGTATAATTCAATACCAATGAACTCAGCATATACAGTAATAGTTACATCATCTATGTGCTCAATACTAGTGGTTTTCTTTATTTGCATTAATTTGAAGTTATCTTGCCAGTAGAATCCGATATAGTTGCCTTCTAAAAATATAGGTTGGTCTTGATAACTTACTTTAAAAGAGGCAGTGTATGTTTCTGCCCCTGTTAAAAGTTCACTAGTATAGGTATCATCATATACTTTTATACTATTGGTATTTGTGGTATTTATTAGTTTTATTAGTTTTTTAGTATTGTCCATAATATATAAGTTTTTTATCATTTAAATACCTCCTTACTCACTTGTTAAATTTAAATCTTGTGCCGGTGTACTTCTATCTTCGTCTACTACACCTAACCATCTTTCCCTTACTAATACTCCCAAACTAGCTGACGTATCATCGCTAACTACTTGTAATGTTGTTTCACCTTCATTTACAGTAAAGTATGAACTACCGATATCCACTAAATCATTTCTCAGTTCATTGTTTAAATAGCAATCGCCGTTTTCAAAATCCAAGTCTAATTTATCGCCGGCCTCAAAATATTTTATATTAGAAATTTCTTCACTCTCAGGATTCAATTCATATACTTTTATATCACTAATACCAACTCCACAAGCATTTTCTAACTTATCTGCCATTGTTCCTATATATATTGCTAAGTAACTTAATGGTTGAGTAGAATACTCACTACTACGTTTATTATTAGCCGATATAGACTGTGTAAATTTACCATTCTCATTCTTTTGTACCTGTGCACTATATACGTAGTTTTCACCTGTTTTCTTTCTAGTTAGTGTAAAATAAGCATTGGCATCATTCCAACTACCATATTGACCGCTCATGTAATGATTAGTAACAGTTTTACCATCGGCATCAACAGTTTTATCTGTGTATTCCTTTGGTGTAGCATTACTTGTTTTTAAAATGGAATTCTTACTTACACTAACCTCAGCTTGGTTATATTCAAAGTATGAATTAATATCACCTAGATATAATCTAAATATTTGAGTACCATTTATATCGAATCCATATACCTCAGCTATCCCTGTCTTATGATCTGCGTATGCGGGGTCATCACTATAATCAACGCTATTATCTACTCCTGCATAACCTTTAAGATTGTCTACATTAATATATCCATAATGTTTTTTACCATTCTTATCTTTCCAAGGTTTGTATATTCTGTAGAATTTTACTGTTTGTTTACTATTATTAGAGTCTGTGTATGTATATGTGTACGTTCTTTGTATTATTCTTAGGGCAGTGCCATATGGTATAGTACATTCTACCTTACTACCTAGATTAGGTTTTGTGTATACAATTCCACTAGCGCCTGTTAGTGTCTTAGTTGGAACTAATAACATATTAGCTACTGTAAATGTTTGTACGGTACTTTTAGAGTTGTCTTTTACTTGTTTCTTTAGATATTTTGCTGATACATAATAGGTTTTAGTCTTGTATTTTATCTTTGCCCAACCATTCTGAATGGTTACTTCTGTTAACTTAGTTCCTTTTGGAATAATTCCTTGAGATTTTCCTTTTGTGCTAGGTTGAGTTCTATAATTAACACCATTGGCAGTTACTACGTAGTAATAAGTTTTGCCGCCAGTTACTACAGTCTCATTAACTTTCTCTTGCTCACTCTTAATATTATTTGGGTCACCATTTATACCACTTGACCTACATTGCATCCTTACCATTACTTTAAAATCATCTATATTTTTACTTAAAGCAATACGTGCACAGGCACCCTTTATTTTCTCAGTACTACTCCCTAATTCGCTCAATATAAAACTATTACCACTAGATGATATAGTAAAAGAACCATCTGTACCACGACCAGAATTAATATTAGCACCACTTTGAATTAATGTACCTACACTCTCACAAGGATTATGTAATATTAATGACTGTTCCTTCTTTGTAGTACTTAACTGTAGTTGTGGATAATCACCTACTAATATTTTTTCTCCAGTTTTATTATTTTGTAACTGAGCAAAATGTGCGTCTGCACCAAACCCTATACTCACATAAGGTAAAGTTGCTAACTCGCCATTGTTTTCCACCACTACAGTCTGTTGGTTATCCTCTGCATTGTATGCCTGCACATTATCACTATAACTATAGGGTGTATGGCATATTAGTTCAATATCAGCATATCCACTCATACTATTCTTTTTCTTTACTTTAAATGCTCCCCTTAGCATTCCATAGATGGTGATATTCTCACAAAATTTTACAGGTACTTCTTGTTTTGTATTAAGAATATCATGTAAACATTGTACACGAGTTCTATAATCTTGTTCATTATCACCTATTATTGCAAGGGATATGGGAATAGAGATGGGGTCATATTTTGCCCCATCAAATATTTCCCCGTCTCTACTGGATACACTTATAGTATCGATAGATTTTTCTGGTATATATGGTTTTTCTATGCTTGTCACTATAGCTAAATCATTAATTTGAGTGCCATTAAAATTGAAATAATTATACATAATCTTTCTCACCTCTAAATCTTTCCTTTTGGTTATTGTAGTAATCATTTGTATCCTGTACGGACTTAGCAACCTTTTGACCTACTAATACTTTATCCATTACGATTGGTGTATTTGTATCTTCTAACGCCTTTTTATATTGTTTACCCATTTCTTTATAATCAAATTCTTGTTTACTGTCCTGCATTACTTGTGCCATACCTTTTATGGCATAAAGTAAATTACTATCAACTGTGTTTTCACTATTTATATTAATACCAGCAGTACTCATATTAACTTTACCTAGGAATTTATTTGTGTCTATAGTTGTTACTAAACTACTAGCATAATCTTTAATAGCTTTTATAGTTTTGCCCGCATTTGCCTCTATACCGACAGTTACACCGGCAGGAATCATTTTCCCTACCATATCCCTAAATACTGTTGATGGAGAATGTATACCTAAAGCATTCTTTGCGGCATTTAGTGCCCTACCTGCTATATCTTTCATTGTACTAAATAATCTACCACACGCACCTGTAATACCTCTAATAATACCGCTTATGATATCCCCTCCTATACTTACCATTCGGCTAGGTAAATTCCTAATACCATTAATAATATTATCTTTAAATCTCTGTGCAGCTTCTCTACCCTTTTGAGCAAAGCGTATGGCAAATGCTATTACTTTTGCTATTGTTGTTAATAGAAAAGACCATACACGACCTGGCAATTGTCTTATAAATGTACTTACATTACTTAGGAATCTACTGCCGGCTTGTTGTGCTTTACTTGCCATTTGTACAACCCAACTACCAACTTTACTAATAGTAGTTGTTAACCATGTCCACACTTTACCAGGTAGTTGTTGGATAAATGTAATAGCATTTTGTACGAATTTTGAACCTGCTTCATATGCCTTTTGTGCCATTTGTCCTACCCATAGTACTGCATAAGCTACTACATAACATAGCCAATACCAAATAGTTGCTGGTAAGTTACTAAACCAATTTCCTATATCACTTATCATTTGTGGAATAGTTTCAGTAAAGAAGTTTTGTAATGATTCTAAAGCATTACTGGCCATAGTTTTTATATTCTCCCATAAGTCAATCCAAAACTCTTTAAATCCATCAATATTATTCCAAGCCCATATAAATGCTGCCACTAATGCGGCTATAGCTGCTACAATTAATATAATAGGATTAGCCATTAATATCCCCCATAAACCTTGTAATGCAGGTATTACAGTGTCTGTTATTATAGGGACAAGAGTATCCATTATAAGTGATTTAAAAATTAAGAATGTTGTTTTCAGTGTACCAAATGCGGCTTTTATTATTTTAATTGCATCACGTAATTTTAAAAATGTTTGTATACCCTTACCTATAATAAGTAATACCGGACCTACTGCTGCAGCTAATAGAGCAATTGTCACTATTGCTTGTTTGACAGGTCCTGGTAATTTTAAGAAGGCTTGAAGTAATTTTGTAAGCATGCCTACTATTAATGACAATGGACCAGTAGTATTACCTATGTCGAGTTGTACTGCTTCCCAAGCACTACTTAACTGTTTTAGTGCCCCTGTTAAATCTGAGTTCATCATATCAGACATCTTCTTTGCAGTACCATCGCTTTTCTCTAGTGCGTTTGTGAATTTATCGATATCATCAGCTCCTGTGTTGCATAGGATACCCATACCTTTTATACTGTCGGCAGTAAATGTTGTCATTAATGCAGCGGTTCTTTGTGCATCTCCCATACCTTTTGTTGCATTGTCTACATCTGCTATAATATCGGTCATTTCCCTAAAGTTACCGTTAGCATCTTGTACTTGTACTTTAGTATTACCTATTTGTATTGCTCCATTTTTCATCTTTTGTGTCATATCTCTTATAATTGCATTTAAGGCAGTACCACCTTCGCTACCTTTAAGACCGGCATCTGCAAATTTACTAAGGATTGCAGTAGTTTCCTCTAAACTCATACCGGCATTATGTGCATTAACTGCACAGTTTTTAAATGCTTCACCTAACATCTCTGTTGTTGTATTTGAATTAGCTTGAGCGTAGGATAATACATCTGCCATACGTCCTGCCTGGTCGGCTTCTAACCCGAATGCAGTTAGGTAATCAGTTACTAAGTCCGAAGCCTGTGCTAAATCCATTCCAGATGCTGCAGCTAGATTAAGTACTCCAGGTAAACCTGCTGCGGATTGTTGTGCATCCCAACCCGCAAGTGCCATATATCCAAGGGCATCAGCTGCCTCACTTGCACTATAAACTGTGGATGCACCCATCTGTTTTGCAGTGTCCTCCAATAATTTTAAGTCACTACCAGTGGCTCCTGATAGTGCTTTAACTTTTGACATTGAATGCTCGAATGTCATTTGTGTTTTTACAACACTTGCCCCTAATGCTACCACTGGGGCAGTTACTCCGGCAGTAAGTGCAGCACCAACAGTTGACAAACTTTCTCCAGTAGCCTTTAATCCACTAAAACTATTTTGTGTTTGTTGTACTTGACTTACTGCTCTATTTAAGTTACTATTAAAATCACTCATTTCCAATTTTAGGTGAGCTACAATGCTCCCCAAATCTACACCAGCCATATTATTCACCACCTTTATATAATTAAAAAACAGTAGAACCTTCGTCCTACTGTTAATTTTATTAGCCTAATAGTAAATCTAAACCCGGATTTTTAGTTTTACTTTCTTTAATATCTTCTATGAATGTTGGTTTCTTAGTTTTGCCATCTTTATCAGGTTGCATCATATTATATAAATATGTTGCGGCTTCATCTATGCAATAACGACCATACACATCATCTTCATCTATACCTAATAAGTCACTAGGTCTACATCCAAAGGTCTTAGCAGTGGATATAACATTTAATATCCTTCTACTTTGGAATAGAGGGTATGGCAGCATTTACATTTCCTTGCGCTTCACCCATTATTTGCATCTTTTGAGTATCCGTAATCACATCCTTAATTTCTTCATATGTAGGCTCTACTAGACTTTGTTCACATACTAAATCTATTATTTCCATTATATCTTTTAGTTTATCATTATCTTGTTCAAATAGTTCCATTGATTGACCTTTGTTAGTTTGTTCAAATAAATCATTTACTGTACCTAATAAATTGTTAGGAAGTTTGCCACTCATCATAAGGTTTAATAAACTCGCGGGTTTTATTCTCACTGCTATTTTTTCACCCGGTTCAAATCCATCTATTTCAATTATTCTAGTGGCCTTTTTCCTAAACTCTCTAGCACTTATTACTTTTAACTCACTCATTGTATTTCCCTCCTATATACCTTATATTATTTTCCTGTTGCTGGGTCTTCAGGTAATGCATCCACAAATGTTATTTCTTTTATTGGTAGATTTGCTTTAGTATTTTCTCTAGCTTTTATTTCAAACTCTGGAGCAAAGAATCCATCTCCTACTGTCATTGTAGGGAATTTACCAGTACATTTATTCAATGTAACTTTTGCATAGTTGACAATTGAATCTCCACTGTAGTTAGCAACATATAAGTCCAGTCTAAATGGTTTTGCCACGTTCCCTTCACTCATCATTGGAGTTGATAACTTTTTAGTACCAGATACAGTTCCATCCTCTACTTTATATCCAGCTACAAGCCCTGCCATTGTATCATCAAATTGGTTATCTGTTAGTTTTATATCGTATCCATAAATTAAATCCTCTGTTCTAACAACTGCTAATATACTAACATCATTTCTTAGTATATCTTCTTCACCTTCACTAAGTACTGGTTCTAATTCAGCTTTTTGTGCAGTTTTTATATGTGCTACAACTCCACTTTCTTTAGCTGCCCCTGTAGTTGGGTCAAGTTCAGTTATTACTGCCTTTTTAATATTATATAATATAGCCATATTACACTTACCTCCTATTCATTATCATCATAATTAAAAATTACTGGTGTTCTACAAGTCAAAGAACACACATAACATCTTAAATCTTGATCGTACATATCATCACTCATATCATGAGTAATTTCAATACCAGCCAAATATAATGCTTTTCTAACTTTATCTCGCAACGTATCTAGTTGTAGAGGACTGTGTGGAGTATAGATATATATAATCCAGTTATCCCATCCACAAAGAGTGTTATCGAAACTTTGATTAGCACTTGTTCTCATTATTACAGCAGTATCTTTTGTGATACGTGCAGGACGGTCATGGACTGGCACTGTATTAATTACACCTTTTATTACATTATATATATTAAGTCTCGCACTCAATTTTTAACCCTCCTTTAAAACAAGTTGCGTAGCATGCCTTTAAAATTGCTTATCTCACTATCTCTTGCCTTCTCTAATATCTGATATTTACCATCAAAGTCGGCTCTTGTTTCTAGGTAGTATCCATAGGTAACACCATGTCTAATACTAATATCCAAATCATTTTCAGTTACTTTATAATCACCTTTTAATTTGTTTTGTGCTGAGTAGCTTCTATTCGTCCAAGGGTGATTGGCTTTAGCATATGTTTGCATATTCTTACTAATAGTACTTCCTACTACTTCTAGTTGAGCTTGCATTCTATCATCAAAACGTTTAATATTAGTATTAAATTCTTTAACATCAAATGTTATTGTATTAGCCATCTAAATCAACCCTTTCCAATGAAACTTGGTATAGTAGATTATAATGTACTACATCGCTTATTTCTATCACCTTGTAATAAGTATCTTCATAAACTATGAAGTCATCTTCCTGTAATGGAAAGTCTTTTGTATATGTAGCATACAGTGTAGCATATGAATAACCTTTTATAATACCTTGGTTATTATTAGTTATGCTCTTACTTCTGCTACTGGAACTATTATCTATTACACATTGTAAGTCTTGTATATAAGACATTTCTTCCTTTAGTACTTTACACCCCATTGCATCCACTTGGTATATATCTCTATATATTGGTACTTGATAACCATAGTTATTTATAGCACTCTGTACCTTTTTAATTACCCCGGCTTGGATTGATTGTCTGTTACTCATCTACTCTGCGTGGCACCTTTCCTGTTAGGGAGGTTACTTTTTTACTATTGCCGGAGTCATTGTTGTATTGTTCTAAAAACATTGCAGCCATATTATTCCACATATCAGCACTGTTTTTTATTTTAATAGCACCTATGGTTATTTCATCTGCACTTGCTTTCGCCAAACAACATACATAAGCTAGTTGGTAAATGTTATCATAAATCTTTGCCATCTCCTCTAGTTGGTCGTCTGTAAAAGTAGGATACTGGTCCTCTAATATTAAAACCTTTAAAGTATCAACGTCTACCATGTAACCACCTCCTATAAAAAAATTGGTTAGGCTAAGCCGTGTTAGCCTCGCCTAACCTGTATATATATAAGGGAATACAATGAGCTATTTAATTATTATGATATAGCACCTTTGGCAGCTACATCTATTACTGCACAATTGTCTATTGCTTCAAATGATGGAATCATTACACATGAAACAACAGTTACAACTTGTACTGGATGTTTTTCTTTGAAAGTAGTAACAGTAGTACCATAAGAAGCTTGTGCAACTTGTGCATCTGTACCTGACATTAAGTCAGATGCTTCTGGAGTAGTACCATATACAGTATTACCTAAGTTTCCAGCTGGCATTAATACAACTTTGTTATCTGGTATTAATGTTACTTGTTCTTTAGCATGAGCTAAACCTGTTTCATGGTTTAATTTACCAAATTTTTTACTATATACATAAATTGATACACCAGTTACTTGTTCTATAAATGCTTTCTTTTGTTGTTCACTTACAAAGTAATGCATTGTAGAATCATCTGGATACATCATTTTTTGAACTGTATCGCAGTTTATCATATTTAAGAATGTGTTTCTATTCATTACTGCTCTTGAAGGTCTTATTCCTGTTTTAAGTTCCATATCATCACATATATCAATTAAGTCCCTAACTGGATCAGCAGTAGCTTTAGCAGCTGGTTCCCATTTATCTCTAACAGCTGTGTATAAGTTTGTCATACCATAATCATATACATAATGAGCTCTACCATCTGCACTAGCAACATCTATTTTACCAGTTGTCATTAATTGGCATCTCATTATTTCAGCTTGAACTCTAGCACCTTCTATTAATCTAGCAGCTTCATCAAATATTTTTCTTATTAATGGTAATGCTACAGTATTATCAGGATGAGCTAATAATAAGTTTAATTGTTGTCTATCTTTTTCACCTATTCTCATAGCTTCTCTAAAGAATGCCATTTCAGTAGCAACTGCTTCGAATCCTTCTTTTTCTCTCATACGAGCTTTAACGTCGTAGTCACTTGGTTGTAATGCTACTGGAAGTCCATTAGCACCTTTTAACCAGCTTATATCAGTTCCCATACTAGTTCTTGAAGGAAATAATGTTTCAGCAAAGTATGGTTCTTTGTTTAGTGGGTTTTCTTTTACATATGCAGCTATTTCTTTTGCGTTTATATAATCAAATAAATTTACATTTGCCATTTATAAGCACCTCCTATTTATTTACCACGTGGATTAAAGTATTTTTAGTGTCTAAGTTAGCAGCTCCAACTAGTCTATCTTTTCTTACGAAACCGTGTACTAATACTGCCACGTTTATAGCTACGTCAGTTTCATCAAAATCGTCTAATTTTATAGTATTAAATACTATAGCATTTCCAGTAGCAGCTGCAGTTGATGAGCCGGCAGCAGCTTTAGTTACATTTCCATTTTCATCGAATGCTACTACTGTTCCTTTTTTAAGTGTTTTTGCTCCCTCAAAATCATCATCAGCCACTGCCATTGCTTTTAAGTTAGCGTAAGTTATTGTTCCTGGTAAATTTACATAATGGTCAGGAAATGCTAATATTTCTTTTTCAGGTGCTAATATTTTCTTACTTCTTAATTTTGGCATAAATGCCACCTCCTAATTTATTATTTATCATTGTTACCAAAGAAATAATTACTATCAACTTGTTGTGCTTGTTCACTACATTGTTTTCCTAATAGTGAACCAAAGTCACCTTCGTGTGTAGTTTTACTACCAAAGGCATTTAGATTACTTGGTTTTCCAGGAGAACCAAGATTTAAAAAACCCTTATTAGGTTGTGATTGTGATTCTACATTATCAAATAGGTAGGCCTTGTCCTTTTGTAATGCAGTTAACTGGTCTGTTAATCCTTCAACAGTACCGTCATCTTTTAATACGACTTTTTCCATATCTAAGAATTTCATTAAGTCGTTTACATCTTTAGGTTTAGCGTCAGCTAACTCTTTATTTATGGCAGATGTTAGTTTTTCTTTTTTAGCTTGTGCCTCCATGCCGGCAATTTTATCTTGTAAGGCTTTAACTTGTTCATCTGCCCCTGTAGTGTCTTTTACTTGCTTTTGTAAGGTTTCTATTTCCTCGTTAGCATCTGCTAACTCCGCTATTTTAGTATCTAAACGGTTTTTTGGTACATATCTATTATCCTTACCATCATCTATCAACACTCTACATCCCTGTTCTTCTAGGGCTTTTGTTATAGCTAACTCTACTTCAGCAGCATTATCAAGTCCAGCTAAAAATTCTCTTAATTTTCTTTTTGCCATACATACCTCCTGTTTAACGTCCATCGACGATTAAATCATTGTTTTGAGAAAACAAAGAAAACGTCATTAATACGAGGTTTTAATGGGTAACCAAGAACCTTTGTCATATCTATATATTAATTTTAATGAAAAAATATTAACTAAAATTGGACAATAAAAAGCACTCAACGATTAAATTGAGTGCTCTACTATCTATTTAGTTGCCTCTTTATCTTCTTCCTCTGGAGGATACTTCTCATCAAATTCCTCTGGTGTTAATGTTAAATCGGGATTATCTAGTAATACCTGGTGCATCATTATCCCTATACCATCTATAACATTCTCATAGTCATCATAACTTAGTCCTAATACTTGTAAATCTATTCCACGCTCAAACATCATTGCGTGAGCTAATTCGTGGTAAAATGTTTGTATTAAACTTTGGTCATCTTGTAGTGACGGGTCCAATTGTATCTCGTGAGTATACTTATCACATAATCCTAAACATTGTCTTCCATTCAATATTATTGGTTTATCAGTTAATTCCACTTTATAATATACACTTCCAACTCTTACTTCCTCAGGTATTACCATACAAATCCCTCCCTATTTATAAAATATTTCTCCATAAGTTTTATTACTAGTTATGCATCTATCTATTATGTCTATTATCTCTTGCTCAGTAAGTCCTTCTACATCCATTAATGGAAAGTGTTGTTCAAATTTGTCTAAATAGTTTTGTAATTTTTCTCTCATTTCTTATCAACTCCTTACATATATAGTATAGAAAAACTTACCTATTTGCTAACTACTTTTTAACTATTTCCAACTTCATATATAGTATCCATTAAACCACTATTTGGTTCACCATTTGCCCATGCTTTCATATCTTTAGCTATTTCCTCTGGTGTTGCCTCTTTACCATTAATCATCCATACAGGCTCTAGCCAACACGCTCCATTTGGATGGTCAAGTGGTACATCTTCTTTATCAACTATGAATATATGTCCATCTCTCTCGTTGCACAAATCACAAGTTCTGCCCGCTTCGTGGTTACTATGCCACTTAATACCGCTCATATAAGGATTAACTCTTTTAGTGTTGATTGTCTCTATCTGAGCTTGATGAGTTATTGTAGTTCGTGCTAATCTTAGTGACTCATAGTCTAGTCCACCACTATATTTTCTTGCATATCCACTACCTAGTTTTTCTCTTATCTTATTTCTACTCCATGTATGATGACCACCCATAGCAAACTGTTTTAAGTTCTCAGCCATCTCAGCAGCTCCCATACCTTCAGCAGTACAACTAGCTACTGCATCTTCTATCTTCTCACCACTAGAACTAACTGACTTCCATAGTCTTTTATCTAGTCCTTTTCCATCTTCATATACCTTTCCTCGTATTATTTGTTCCACAATGTCAGCATTAACTATATCAACTAATTTATCCACTTGGTCTTTAATCTGTTGATATCCATCACCCATTAATAGCTTCATCATTTGTTTATTTATATTGGCCATATCTGTAGCAGTTTGGTTATTATATTTCTTAATAACCTTTAATAACTCATCATATATTTGTTGACTATAGGCAGCAGTTAAGTTCTTTATCGCTTTACTATTGCCATAAGCACTTTTAATATTCCTATTTATTATATCCATATAAGCATTTTTATAGACTTGTATTATCTGTTGTTGTTGCTTCTTAGTTAGTTCCTTTGGTTTATTTCTTAATTGATCATTTAGTGTCTTTAAATACTCTAACCCATTCTCCGTTTGTGTATCACTAATAAATCTTGTCTTAGCCATACCTCCACCTCCTATATAATTTATTGTATAAAAAAAGAGAGGTTTATTAACCTCTCTTAGTACTACTCGATATATCCTTTATATTTTTCTTTTAATTCTTTACCTCTCTTAGCTATATCACGTCTAAGCTCTGTTATTGTGTCCATATAATCTTTTTCCTTTTTATTTACTCTATCTTGTATTTCTTGTGGTACAAATCCACGTATTTTAATTTGTTCATTTACATCATATCTATTCTTATATTGTATCTTTGTAAAAGTTTCTAATAAATCCTCCAATTGTGCCATCTCTCTACGTAGTTGATTATCAGTTACCACAGTTACATACTGTTTACCACATCTACATTCAAACCCTCTAATAATTATACATCCTTTCAGTAGCATTAATTCTTTTTCTCTTGGATAAAACTCTCTACCACATTTATCACATTTAGCTTTAAATTTCAACTGTTTTTCCCCTTTACGTCCTTTAGTCCATCCACCTTGTTTACTCATATCAATCAACCTCCCAATTTTTTAATCTATATATAGTATAGAAAATTATTCAGTTTTGCTAATTGATCCTTTAAAATCTGTCATACTATTTTGTGTCATGTTGACCTTGTCCATCTCATCTAATATCTCATCAAACTCTTTATCCGCTTCCTCAGCTGAACCAAATTCTCTAATATAACTTTGTTTACTACGTACATTTGCTTCTACTTCTTTAATTGCTATTGTCTTAGTATCAACCTCATCATCTGGAATTGGATAGTTATGAGTTAAATCTAAACTTACTTTATATTGCATAGCTTGATTGATAGAAGGGTCATCTGGATATAAATTACTTTTTAATACTATCTCCTCAATTAATTTTAGCATCCATATAATAGCTTCATCCCATGTTGACCATTTTTCTTCACAACGTGTAATAAGGTCATCATATAACATACGTAGAGCCTTACCACTAGCCACATTTACTAATGATTCAGGTAATGGTTGTTCCATACATTCGTACATATCTTTTTTCAATCTCTCAAGATAAGCATCAGCTGCACCTTGGAAGGTGAACTCACTACCAACCTTTTGTATAGACGCTTGTTTATAACTACCATTAGTACTACCCATTCCTAAAGATGTATCTGTTTTAATATCTAAGATTGCCCCGGGTGCCACTACTATTCCTTCAATAGAAGCACTATCAGCATCTATAAAGGCTGTTTGGTCAAACATTGCAAAACGTAAACTATCTCTGTAATCACTAATAGTTTTGTTATAATCCATTTGCATATCCATAAGGTCCTTAACATCACTACGTCCTCTAATATCACCAGTAAGTCCATCATTGAATATAACTGTACATGGTATGCAACTTAATCCAGTATTCCACTCACTACGTATTTCTACTTGTTGCATTTGTTGTTCATCTTGTTGTTCTCCTGCAATACTACTATTAAGTATGTTTGGTACTTCTGCATAGGCTATTGTGTTAGTACCATCTACTACCATATATGTACACCAGCATTCTTCGCCTCTCATTTCATATATCCATTTATGCCATCTTTGCTCATTTTGTAGTTTACCTACAGTTGACTCGTCTTGGTAAGCTATTTGCACTTTGATTAACTTATCACAGTCGTTAGGGTCATATTCATATAAGAATTCTGGCATTGTATAGAATCTAAATTTAATTGGTGCATTGTCTATTGGATTTCCCTGCTCATCTACATCTAGCATCAATGCTAATAGAACACGTTTCCCTATAACACAATCCATAAATGCTTTGCTGAACTTATTCCAAAACTTTCCATCTTCCAATATTTTCTCATATGCAATACGTTTGTCATCTATTAGTGTAGGATCAGTTCCGTCTACACTACGCACCACTATTGTTGGTGGAACACTAGTCATAAATCTTCCTTGTTTTTTAAGTAGCTTTTTAGTTAAGTTTCTTATCTCTCTAGTTGGTCTATAATCTCTGTCTTTTACTGCCCATAGTTGACCAGTTGAATCTTCTAAATCATCTTCTAACTGTTCAGGTCTACCTTCGTAGAACTCATAGTACGCTTTAACTTGTTGTAGTTCTTCTAAGAATCTTCTATCTGTACTGTATAGTCCTACTAAGGCTCTATCTATACTGTTATACAAACTCATTATTACCTACCTCCTTTATACTATTGCACCTTTACCTGAAAGTACTTTAAGTGCATCATCTAACGTTCTATAATTAATACTATCCGTCATCACGGCATAACGTATTTTATCCATGGCATGGTCATTCATCTTCAATATTTCTTCCACGCCTTTGTCCAGTTTATCTTCGTCCCAGCAATAGGAACCAAACTCCTCTATATCACATCTACAACTTGGGTCTAGTGTTAGTTTATCTTGGTTTAATAGGTAGCTGACTAGTTGTATTCCTAGTTCTACGTTGTTCTTAGCTGGTACTACCTTGATATGATGTCTTTGGAAAAACTTATTCTTCTTTACTTCTACTATTAATGGTGCAGCACTCGGGTCGATTGTTATGTACTCAGGCATCACATTATTTTCCTGTATAAAAGCAATTAAATCTGTTACGTACTCAGCAACAGTCTTTTGTCCTTCTTTTCTACCATTATGATAATAACTTGCTATTTGGTGATATCTCTTTGTAGGAGCATAGTAACCAAATATACCAAATGTTGTAGCATTTTGTATCCCAAAGTCAGCACTAATAAATATTCTGGTCCAGTTGAGGCTTAACTCTTTAGCATGTCTATCAGGGTCAAACATTGGATATATAACTCCATCTGCCATAACCCATAATCCTAATATAAATCTCTTGTAGAATACACCACTATACATTGACTTGTATCTTTCTATTACTTCTTGACTTAGACTTAGATTATCTTCCATTGTGAAGTGTATATGTAAGGCTTTTCTCTCTGTGGACTTTTGAATCCACTCTTGATTAAACCAGTGGAAAGGACTGTCGGGGTTACAGTTAAACCAGAACTTAGCTCCAGTTACAGAGCAACGAGCAGTAGCTTGATTGACAAATGATTGTGGCATAAGTGCTACCTCATCAAAGAATACTCCTGCTAATGTTATCCCTTGTATAAGGTCTTGTGAACTCTCATCCTTCCCACCAAATATATAGAAGTAGTTTATTGCTTTCCTTACATTGCCATTCTTTGTCTTCCATGTTCTACTAATAGTTAATAGATTTTCACTTCTATTATCATGTACCATATAGCCTCTACTCATTAACATCTGTTTTAATGGTTGTACAACATTACGTCTACAAGAGGCTATTGTCTTACCACACAGTGCAAAGTTCATACCATTATATCTCTCTGTAGCCCAGTTTATGTAACTAAAACTCATACAAACTGTTTTCCCACTACGTACTGCTCCATCACATATCAATGCAGTATTACTTTTATAACGTGGGTCCAACCACCAAGATAATACTTGTATTTGTTTTGCACTGAATGGTTTCCATCCAAATGGTACTACCTTATTAATCTTGCTCATAGTCATCACCTTCATTGATACGTTTTAATGAATCTGCTAATATAGCCACAAAGTCATCTTGTACGCTTTCATCACCACCAAGTCCTGCAATAGCTTTTTTCAATTCCATTTGTTCATATTTCATTTTTAATTCCATTGCTTCTTTAAATGGAATAGTACCAGTACATTCATCTAGGAATGTCTTAATAGCTACCATATTCTGTATAGCTTGAGCTAATTTAAAGTGAGATATCTTACCCTCTTTATCCAGGATGCTGCTACTATTGTCTATCATTGATTGCTCCCATAGACATAGTAGCTTATATCCTGCTTGGTAATATCTATCTACTAATTCTTTATTAGCATCTACATACACTGCTTGGCATTTATCTAGTGCCAGTTGTTTTGTTGCTTTCCTTTTCTCAGCCCAGCCTTCACTGTGTATTAACTTACTTAATGTACTGTTGCTTATATTCCACTTATCACACAATTGCTTATGCGTCATATTAGCACAATAATCTAAGAATAATTGGTCAATCTCATCTCCTGTTAGTTTTGCTTTTCTTGCCATCTAATCACCTACTTTCTAAAATGCTTGGGAGTATTATGGTAATGTTTTATCTCTACCTCCCCATCAATTCTCCTTTGTATTTGCTCTCTATATTTCTTACTATTACTCAATCTTACAAGGCTTACTAAAAAGTACTTGTTTACTTTCTTTGGTACCTTATTGTTTATTATGCAATCAACTAAGTACATTGCTTGTTTGTAACTATGTATGTGTGTATGTCCTTCTTCCCACTCCTTCTTCGTATTATATACTACAAATTCATCATGTTCCTCTCTTTGGAATACTACCATATATTTCTTAGCAAATACTTTTTTCATTTGGACCATCCTCCTATCACAAATTTATATTAGTTATTACTATCAATTATTAATGTAAGAATTAGTATTTTATGCCTTGTTTTAGTACAATTAATAATCATTTAGGACTTAATTATATAGGTTTATTGTACTATTTGTATTAAAAAAGGGCAATTAATGTACTATTAATCACCCTATTTGATTGTTATTTAGTTGTATTTCTTATTATTTATCCTCCATCTTTTCATATTTATCTATCATAGCATTAAGTAAATTGTCCATATCTATTCCTACTTGTTTTGCTTCTTTGTGTAGTTGTTTCATTTCTTCTTCAGTCATTATATGATCATTCATTACTGGCCACCATTTTTCTATTAATTCATTTGTTGCATATATTTCCCATGTTAATTTATCCATATCTATTCCTAAGCCTCCTTTTATTATATCATTTACAGATATTTCTTCCGCCGCCACTTTTGGGTCCTCTTGTGGTGGTTTTATGTGTTGCACTGTAGTTGCTACATCGTCAGTATATTTATGATTACATTCTATAGCTACTTTTGTTGTTTGGGCTATTGTGTCTATCATGTCAAACTTAGCATTTAATGTATTAACACCTGGTCTTAATTCACTTTTATATTTCTCTACAATAGCATTTATTACTGTAGATTGTAATGCAGTTAGTTCAAATAATAAATCTTGCAGTTCACCTTTTACTAATGCTCCTTTCTTTACTATTTGTACTCCATTTTCAGTATCCACTGTTATTTTAATCATATTATTTCTCCTCCTCATTTTTAACTTCTATAAAATATATATTAGTATTCAAAGTACTTAAACTTTGTAATATGTAGTTTAAATTTTCTAATGTAACATCACGGTATATAAAACAGTTCATGCCATTCTTCTTGTTTATTACCCTTACTTTATATTTCATTATTTATCCCCCTTACTATTTAGTTCCTTCTCCATTACTTCTACTGCTTCTTTAATGTGTTGTACTGCTGCAAAGTCTGTATAGTCTTTTAAGACTACATCCCTGTAGCCCATTAATAGGGCTACTAATTCATATTGTGATATTAATGGTTCTTGATGAGGTGTTACTTTCATTTTTACAAATGCTTGCACCTTTCCATTAACTGGTTTTAATTTACTTTTTACTTTTATCATATTTGTACCTCCCGTTATTTCCTTCATTTATTTACTTATATATAGTATAGAAATAATTATCTATTTACTAAGTACTTATTTAATTATTTTCTATAGTTTCACTAGGAGATTCTTCAACGTCGTTGTCATTTTCATATTCATAATCATCATAATCTTGAGATTCATCATCTTTATTATCATCACTAGTACCTTGGTCAGATTCTTCTGGTAAATAGTAGTTTGGATCGTAGAATCCACAATAAGCACATTTTAAACCATTACCATTATTAAATACCATACCATTTCTACCACAATCAGGACAAGTACCAAGTACGGCATTACCATATAATTCTTTATCGTAGTTATCGTCATCCTCATGTATGCTCTCTTGTTTTTTAGCTTCTTCTTCTAAATGTCCACCATGTTTTTTAATTAATCCCTTTTCGTACATTTCATCCTCTGTCATATCATCTTGATCGTCTTTAGTTTCTTTTTTAGGTTGTTCCTTTTTAGTAGTGTCATTAGATTGTTGTTTTTGATTGTTTTCTATTTGTTTTGCTTCATCTTTAGTTACATTTTCTTTTTTAACTACATTGCCATTTTCATCCACGTATTTAATAGTTACTGTGTCGTCGTCTTTACTGTCATTATTACTACTACAACCAACCATTAAACTTGCACTTAAAATACCAACTAAACCTAAACTCATTAATTTTTTCATCATCTTATTTACCTCCATTTAAACCTTTTATTTTTTTAGTATTATATTGTTGCTTACTAGTTTTGTAAGCAGTTAAGAACTTATTATTCTTGTCTACTACTATTGTAGTATAATTCATTGTGTATATTAATTTATGACTTTGTTTGCCAGGTACTACATCTTTTATACCAGTTTCTAATGCTTCTAATATTTTAGTTTTGTTAAGGCCATGCTTTTGGTAACTGTGAAGTAATTCCATATTACCAAACTTTATATCTAACATTTCCCTCAACCCCTTTTATTTATCTTTTATTAACATTATTATACTGCTACTTATATAATTATGCAATAGTTTTTTGAAAAAAAAAATAAAAAAAATCCCACATTTTTTATGTGGGACTGTATTCTCTATAATTCTAAGCTATCAAGTGTATCTATAAGTAAGTTTACATCATCTACTACTAACATAAATTTTACATGAGCAGTATCATTATTTACTGTTACTGTACGTAATGAGCAATCTACTTTATTATCTTTTAATATGGTCATTACCTTTATTAATTCATCCATTGATAAGTTATTTAAACGTTCATATACTTCATGTGCCATACTATACACCTCCATATATTATTGATTCTTATATTCTTTTTCTACTAACCATAATAAACAGTAGTTAGCTAAGTCTAATATAGTGTCATCAATTTTCTCGTCCTTTACCTTTTGCTCTGGGGCGTTTGGGTTACACAATGTTAATAGTCTATTATATTTGTCTGTAATTCTTACTAAGAATGATAAATCACCAAATTTTTCATATGTGTCTGCAACACTGTTACCGTAGTCATTGTTTTTATTTTTATAAGTTTGTTCTAAACCATTTAATATATATTCATATATATCTAATCTATCCATTTTAGCTTGTGCTAACTCTTTTGTAGATGCTGCACGTTCTATTGGTATTACAAGTTCGACCATATCTTTATTCCATGCAAAATGATTATTATCAATATCTAAATAAAAATCACCATCACTATCTATACTTTTTATGACACCCACTATTCCTCTAAATTTTAACATTGGATCTGTAACATCACATTCTCCGTATTTTTCACCCGCTTGTATACTCTCTCTTATTTTAACTAAATCACCTATTTTATATTCCATACTATTTTCCCTCCTATATTATAATCATACGGTTATCGTTAGCTAACGGTAACTAATGTTCCAATACTTTTCAGCAAATCCTCTTGATTAACAGTTAACTCATCACCAAATACTACAACTGCACTTGGAAAAGGTGCTGAATCTTTACTGCCACCAAATTTTAATCTACCTTTTATAAAACATATACCTTTAGTATTTGGGAATATTATATTTTGCCATGCTTTCGTGTCTGGTCTAGCGGGAATTAAACATACAACAGTAGCACCATTTAAACTTTCCTTCGCCGCCTTCTCTATCCACTTAACCTGTTCTCTCCCATATGGTGGATTCATCCAACATATATTACCACTCCAACTTTGAGCCAATCCATCTATTTCAGGAGTAAAGTAATTTTTACATTTAGCCGTTTCTGGAACGGCACATACATCCAATGTAAAGTTAAACACACTATTTAAATTATCGAAAAATTCT